CACGTCTGCCGCTTGCCGCAAAACCGAGGCTCTTTCTCTCGATCTGGCCGGAGAGAGGGGAACCACCGCCTCGTCTCCATCCTCGCCCAGAAGGGCCAGGGTGGGCCGCGTCACGATCCCACCCGAGGCGTAGGGGGCGGCCGCCATCGCGCTTCCCGCGCCGCCGGCCATCGCGCCGATCCCTGCGACGGTGGCGCCGAGGGCTCCGGTCATGCTCGCCATCGCCGCGATGAAAGCGGCCGATCCTGCGGCCGCCGCCCCGCCGAAGCTGGCGATGGAAGCGAGCATGGCCGCCGGAGCGGCCGCCGCGGTGATCGTCGTCATGCTGGCCGCTGTGGCGGCGGTCATGCCTGCAAGGGTCATCTTTTGCACCCCGGCAAGGATCACGTTCTGCACCCCGATCTGGATCAGGGTGGAAATCGCATTCGCGAGGAGCGATTTCAAGAAAGCCTGGGTCGCCTCCCTGGCCTTCTGGGTGCCGGAGATGATGTTCGCCAGCGTGTTCCCGGCGGCGACGCTCATTCTCGATGCCGCGGAGCCGATATCGTCCCAGACGTTCACCCCGCCCGTCCGGATCTCCTCCCAGGTGAGGCCCCAGGCCTCGCGCATGGATTCCATCACTTCATGCTCGCGGGCGAAATGCTCCTCCTCCAGGCGGGCCATCTCCTCCCGGTTCGCGATATAGAGATTGAGCTGCTCATTGTAGGCCGCCGTCACTTCGCCGATCGCCGCAAGCTCCGCCTGGGTCCGCTCTTCCCGCATGCGGGTGAGGGCCGCCTCGGCCGTCCCTCCGAGCAGATACTCCTCCATCGGGCTCGGCATGGCGAGGGAGCGCGCCGCCTCTTCCTGGGCCTTCTTGACCTCCTCGGCGAAAGCCTTCTCGTCCTTGAGGGTGGACTTTAATGGAATTTCCGTGGGGGGCGGTTTCGGAACCTCGGGCTTGGGGATCTCCGGCATCTTGGCCCGGAAATACGGAAGGGGCGCCATTCGGCCGGCCATCTCCGCCTCGCCTTTCTTCACCAGCTCTTCCAGTTCCTTGAAGTTGGCCGTGGCGATGTCCTTGAAATCCAGGATATCGCCCGAAGCCATTCCCAGGGCTTTGGCGAGGTTTTCGACCCAGGTCTTCATGTGCCCGAGCGCGCCGAGAAGAGCCGCGCCCTGTTTGCCTCCGATCACCAGCCCCACGAGGCCGTACTCGATGATCGCCGGGTCGTAGGTGAGGATCTCCCAGATGGACTTGGCCGCGCTCTTGATTTTCTCGATGTACTCCGGGATCTTCTGGCGGATCAAGGAATCATTGGTCTTGAGCCACGCCTTGAATTCCTTGTTGACCCGATCCACCTGCTTTTGGACCTCCTCCATGACCCCGGATTCCATCACGGTCTTCTTGAATTCGAACCAGGTGTTGGACATCCGGTTGAGGCTCGCCCGGGCGCTTTGCGAGGCGCTTTCCACCTGGCCGGCGTATTGCTCCCGCAGCGCTTTGGCGAACCGGGGGAGGAAGTCCTCGGCCACCACTTCGCCCTTGTCGAGCATATCGGAGAGGCCGGCCGTGGTGGTTCCCATCGCTTTGGCCGCGATCTGGAAGGCGCCGGGCAGCCGCTCGCCCAATTGGCCTCGAAGCTCCTCGGCCTGGACATTTCCCTTGGAGATCATCTGGCTGATGGCGTTGAGGGCGCCGCTCGTCTCGTCGGATCTCAACTGAAGCACGGTGGAGGCCTCGGCCACGGAGAGGTAGATCTCGCGGAGCTTATCCCCTTCGAGGCTCGTGCCCCTGGCCGCGGCCGCGATCTTCCGGTAGTCCGCGATCTGGGATTGAAAGACCAGGCCGAGGCGCTCGGACTCGAAGCGGAGGAACTGCTGGGCCTGCTCGGCCGCCTCGGTGGAGCCGGTGGCCGCTTCTAAGGATCGCTGCATGGCGTCGGCGGAAAGGCCCGTTTCCAGGAAATCCTCGCCGAGCCTTTTGAATGTGTACCCTCCGGCAAGCCCCACCAGCGTGCCTTTGAGAGAAAAGACCCGGTCGGAGATGGACTTGAAGTGCCGGTTCGCCTGGTCCACGTAGCCCGAGAGCGCCCGGAAGGCGCGTTTTCCCTCGCTGGAGGCGGACTCCATCGCTTGGCCCAGGTTTTTGACGTTCACCTGGCCGGTCTTGGTGTCCACCAAAATGCGCATTTCAACGACGTTATCGGGCATGTTTCCTCGGTCTTTCCTGGCCCACGGCCTCGATCATTTCAAGGAGCCTTTCCGGCTGGTCGTACACCCCGCCCCGGCGGGGGAGGTGGCCCATTTCCGCGAAAAGATAAAGCTCGATCGCTTCCCGCCCGAGTCCTTCCGGGTCGTGGCACGGGCAGAGATCGATTTCGGTCCCGTCCCGGCGCACTAGGGGCGGCCCCCAGTCCGCTTTGATCTCCGGGCAGCGCCTTTGCTCCCGGAGCCCTTTTTCCCTGCACCCGCCGCAGGCGTGGAGCCGTCCGGCGAACCACTCTCCTGCGACTCCGCGAATTTTTTTAGCTCGCCCTCCCCGAGGAAAGTGAGCCGGCCGATCAGGATCACCAGCTCCATCGCCTCGGCGGGCGTAAGGCTCTCCGGGTCCAGGCCCGGGGCCGCGATCCCGAAGATCCGGTCCATGTGGGGGTCCCGTTCCTCGTCCTCGTCGGGGAGCCGGGAGGGGTCGATCCCTTCGAGCTTCAGCTGCTTCAGCTCCCCGCGGGTGAGCCCCCGGAATTCGATCTCGTGTCGTCCGATTTTCATGAATGATCTCCCTTCGGTGGATCGGTTCGCCGGTTCGCCGGTCTGCCCGTTTGCCGGTTGGCCGGTTAGCCGGTTAAGAAGGTGACGGGCCAAACCGGCTAAACCGGATAACCGGATAACCTTTTACGTGAAGGCCAGACTCACCTCGTCGTCGCCGCTGTTCCGCTTCAGCTCGCACTCCATCGAATCCGCCAGGATGCCCTCCTTCTCCTCCGGCTTGATCTTGATGAACTGCACTTTGGGCGCCGTGATTGTGCAGATGTTGCCGGCGGTCCCGCCCACGGTGGCGGTTAAGGCCACGAGCGCGCCGGTCTCCCAGGAGGTCCACCAGTCCTTGGTCGCCACCAGCACGCTCTCCGGGTCCAGGGTGAGCTTGGGGAGCCTGCCGGTGATCACCGCGGAGACATACCCCTGGGCGGCGTTGACGCTCGGCCTGAGATAGAGGTCGTTGGCGAGGTCGATGGAGAGGTTCTCGACCACCGCCCCGTAAGTGTCGAGCGTGAAGCTCGCGCTCATGAACGCGGGCGGGATCGTGGTCTGCAAGCTCGTGCCCGTAAGCAGGTTCACGTCCGAGTCCGCGATCGCCGTGCCCGTGAACTCGAAATGAAACACCCCGTGCTCGCCGGCCTTGAGATCGAGCTTCCAGGTCCCCCGGCATCCGGCCATGACGTACTTCTTGTTGTCCACGTACCAGCCGATGGTGACGGAGATAATGGCCGCGGACGCCGGATCGTACGTGACGCTCGTCCCGACGACGGTGCTTTCCTCCATACCGCACGCCTTCAGGAGAACCCCGTACTCCGGCGCGGTTCCCGCCGATCCGGAGCCTTTCAGCTCCACGTCGAAGGTGATCTTCGCCATCCTGGCCCCGGCCACCTTGGGGAACGGGGAAAGGGAAGCCGCCGCAGCCGGGCGCTCCACCATGCGGATGTCCGGATCGAAGACCACGTTTCCCGCCAGGACCGCCTCGGAAGCGGTAAGGATTTCCGCGGTTCCCTCCTCGGATTCCTCCTTGACCGCGAGCTGCAATCGCTTGTAAATAAGTGGCATATCGTCTCCTCCTTTGGTTCGGTTTGCCGGTTTGCCGGTTTGCCGCTCAACCGGATTAATTCACGGCCAGAATGAACTTTCCCCACACGATCCCGTCCGCATTGGTGGGATCGTAGACGACGAGGGTCGCCGTGTGCCTCCCGGCCGTAAGCTCCTCGTCCCCCAGGGCCAGGATCACCTTGCCGGTGGTGCCCGTGTCCCAGTCGAAGGCGTCCGGCGAAGTTTCGGAGTCGATGGTGGTGCTGTCGACTTCGAGCGTCATGCGCGTGACGCTGGAAAGGTCCACGGCCGCGCCGTCGGCTTTCAACAGCAGGTCGATGGTGTTGTCGTGTCCGATGTAGCAGACCTCGGTGATCATAATGTCCCTCCCCGCAGCGCCGGCGCATGCGCGGCGTGTCAGTCTATGAACAGAATCGCGGCATCCGGCACGTCCGCGGGCGCCGTGGTATCCGCCTCGTAAGGACCCACCGAGCCGGTCGGCGTGACGGAGACTTCCTTGACGGTGCTCGCGTTTCCCGCGTGATCATAGGCGCGGATGCAGAAATAATACGTCTCCCCGGGGCAGAGAACAGGAGTTTCCCATTGAAGCTCGGGGCCGTCATACAATGGATCGGAATAGTCGTATTGAGCTTGCCCGCCGCTTCTCATGAAAACCTGATATCCTTTCACGTCGGCGCTCGAAGACGCGCTCCAGGAGAGCACCGCCCGCCTGGCGTAAGGACAGGCGCGGCAATAGGGCGAAAGATCGCTGAACCGATCCACGGCGGCATACGCCTTGACTCTGAAATAATAAGCCCGGTCCGGATCGAGCGATAGCGCGCTCAGGGGATATTCGGTCACATTTTCCACGTCGCGCTTGAATAGGAGGCTCTCCACGTTTTCGCCCCAATAGAGAATGTAGCCCTCCGCTCCGTAGCTCGGCGTCCAGGTAACTTTCATTCCGTCATAGAGGACCTGGCGGGCCTGGGCCGTGGCGGCGTAGCAGAATAAGAGCAGGAATGCCAATAAAAGCTTCCTCATTCAGGTCCTCGTTGTTGAAGTTTGCCGGTTCGCCCGTCTGCACGCCGCGCACACGCCGCGCAAGCGCTGGCGCTGCTGGCCGGTTTAACTGGCTAAACTGGAAAACCGGCCAACCGGCCAACCGGCCAACCGCTTTAGCTCATCTGCACGTCGAAATCCCCTGCCCCGAAGCGCCAGGTGTCGCCGTTTCCCACGGCCTGGTCCGTGACGCCGTTGTCGTAGAAGAGCAGGTTTCCAAGCGTGGCCGCGTCCACCACGGCCGCGGCCACGATGGTGCCCCAGGAGCCCGTGGCCGGCCCGATGTCGATGTTATGGGTATTATCCACCACGCCCGCCGCCGCCACGTCCCACGTGGGCGACGCCCCGCCGTTCACGTTCACCTGCTTTCTCGCATAGCCGTTGCCGGACGGCTCCGTGATGGTGGAACCCGTGTCGCTGTCGCCTATGGTCGCCGTGGTGAGCCCGATGTAGGTGTCAGGCGCCGAATATGCCTGATTTCGGAACATGAGATCCAGGAGCTTGTTCGCCAGGTAGTCGGAGATCTCGCCGGCGCTGAAGCTCACGGTCACTTCCGCGGAGGCGACCGAGGGGGTGTTGCCGGAGACGATCTCCTTGGATGCCCCCAGAGCCCCGTGGGCGAGCATGTTCCCGGCGGATTCCGCGTCGAAGAGGGCGTAATGGGTGATCGTGCCCCAGGACCCGGACGCCTGGTCGAAGGTGACGTCCCCGCTCTGGGCGATCTCACGGCTCGCCGCGGCCCCGAAGGTGATCGCCTTCCGGACATAGCCGTTCCCCGAAGGCTCGGCCAGGCCGCTCGCGTCGTCGGTCGGGTCGGCCGTGCTGAGGCCCAGGTAGACCGTGGCCGGCGGCGTGTAAGCCGCGTTGAAGACGTGGTCCAGGAGTTCCAGTTCCGCGAAATCGGATAAAGAGCCCATGTTTCCTCCTCCGGGCGGGATCTATGCCCGCCCCTGTTGTTAGGTTTCCTCGATGGTCCGCTCGGTGGTGAGGGACTCCATTGTTCGTATCGCGGTCATGGATTCCATTTCCCGCGCCGCGGTCAGCGACTCGATCACGGCGTCCACGATGACGCCCAGGCCCGCGGCGACGAGCGTGATCACGCTCGTGGCGCTCACGGCGTCCATCGAGGCCGTCACCTGCCGCATCACGGAAAGGATCGCCTCGGGGGTGGCGCTCTCGGCCTGGATCGCGGCCGTCATGCTTCTGAGCACGGTGAGGGCCGCCTCCGCGGTGGCCGATCCCGCCTGGATCGTAGCGCTCCCGATCTTGATGACGAGGAGATCCACGTCGTCGGGCGTGGCGCTCGCCGCGGCGATCGCGGCCGTGAGCGTCAAGAGAAGTCCCAGGGTTACGTCCTCGGGCGTTACACTTGCCGACTGGATCGATGCCTGCGCGGCCCTGAGGACCGCAGCCGTCACATCGTCGGGCGTGGCCGATCCCGCCTGGATCGACGCCGCCGCGCTTCTGAGCACCGCAAGATCGACGGTAGGGGTGGCACTTGCCGCCTGGACCAGCGCGGTCGCCTGGACCAGCGCCTCCAGGAGCACGTCGTCGGGCGTGGCGCTCGCGGCGGCGATCGCCGCGGAAAGCGCCCGGAGGACCGCCAGGGTCACGGAGGGCGTGCTGCTCGCAGCGGCGATGGCCGCGGACGCGGTGATGATGCCTGAGACGAGAAGCTCCACGTCGTCGGGTGTCGCCGAGCCCGCCTCCACCGAAACCGTGACGGCCCGGAGCACGGAGGCGACCACGTCCTCCGGCGTGGCGGTTGCCGCAGTAATGCTCGCCGTGAGCGCCCGGAGCACATTGAGCGCGAGGTCGTCGGGGGCGGCGCTCGCGGCCTGGATGGTCGCCGCCGCGATCTTGACGATCTGAAGCGCCGCGTCGTCGGGCGTTGCCGAGCCCGCGTCTACGGATGCCGCCACGGCTCGCAGGACCGCCAGCGCCGTGTCGTCGGGGGTGGCCGAGCCCGCCTGAATGCTCGCCGTGAGCCCGCGGAGCACGCCGAGGATCACGTCGGCGGGCGTGGCGCTTTGCCCGTGACAAAGAGCGGACATCTCGTAAGTCTGCCCTCCCGCCGCGTAAAGCCCGTAAATACCCATGAGCCTGGTGGTGTAGGAACTGCCGGTAAATGGATTCTCCAACGCTGTTTTTGGGCTCGCATACGCATAGCCGTCAGATGCTATAGCCTCCCGGCCGATACTGGTCGCCGTGGTGGTGTCGTCAAGCTGCATGGCGAGCCAATAGACCTCGCTCGCATTAATCGCCTGGTTGACTGTTCCGCGCTTCCACCCGGCATCCGTGCTTTTTGAAAGGCCGGTGTCCGAATCCAACAGAACGTTCGGTTTATTATCAACATCATTGTGGCTATAAATGCCGACTTCGTATTGGGCGTCTTCCGTGGCATTATCACACCACCAGCCCACTTCCGTAACCGTGACAGCACCAGGAGAATCGTCCCGTTGAGCATAGACATAGGTGTCAACAGTAACAGTTGATCCATTGTTCGGATCATCTACTGGCTGTGTGTCTACAAAGCCTGCATTTGTCCCTATCGCTAAAGCCATCTATACCCTGTCCGTGGTATAAGTTCCGTCTGCCTTGAGGGTCACGTTATAAGTCCCAGGCAAGGTCTGATCTGCCTCAATCAAGATCACGACCTCGTCCTTCTGATAGACCTGCTCTGCTTTCATCAGCTCAATAGCGGCCATGAACTCGGCATTGAGGGCACTTCGGTGTTTTGTTCTGATTAACCGCCCGATTTGGCCCTCAACATTTATGCGAATCATAGCGGCAATCTCCTCCGCAGTCCGACCGATAAAATTTTCCCACCGCGCCCACAATATCCACTCCGGCACAATCACCTTACCGTCTTCGGAGAACTCGACAATAATGCGAATGGCACCGCGTTGTATGTCTTCCTCCGTCCTCAAAACTTTGCCCGTAATCATGTCTACCTCTCTAGCGTTAATAGCGTTTAGATCGTTCCTAACGTTCTCAACGATCCTAACGTTCTCAACGATCCTATGCGTGTAGTCTCCACCTCACCTCGAACTCCCGTGCGAAGATGGTGATCCTGGGCGAGGCGGCCAGGGGCCGGACCCGGAGGCTCCTGCACCAGAAGATATCGAGCCCCAGGTTCGAGAAGTGAAGGCAGCCGAGCACGTCGTGAAGCAAATCATAGACGCCCTTTTCCCCGGCGACCGGCCCCGTGGCCGCGGCCGAGGGCGAGCGGAGGTTCCTGGCGGAGCACCACACAGAAAACTTCCCGGTGTGATCCACGGTGTTCGTCACCTTGCTCTCGTCCGATCCCCCCGTGTAGGCGACCAGCAGGGCCGGGTAAAGTTTCACGAGCTTTTCCGCCTCGTCGGCCCGCTCCCAGGGGAGGCGGTCGAAGGTTTTCACGTAGTTGTGGAGGGTCGCGTCCCCCTTGAGCGTGGCGATGATGGCGTCCTCGATCTCCTCGATGCTGTACCCGGTGTAGCTCATGTGACCCCCTGGGTGATAAAGGCCCCGATCGCGTCGTCGATCTCAGGCCAGTCTTCCTCCCGCACGCCCAGATAGGGCCTGGCGGGGATCGCCGGCATGGTGCGCCGGGTCTCGATGTGGCTATAGGCGCCGATCCCGAACTGGTGGACGGCCGCGTAAACGATGTTGGTCCCGATGTCCACGTGGTCCCTGTGGGCCTCCGGGTGGACGGAGCCCATGAGGATGCGGTTGAAGATGAGGATGTCCTCGGCGCTCCGCCCCTTTTTCGCCCTCGCCCGGACCGTGGCCGGCGCGAGCGGCTTCCAGGGGGTCCCGTCCGGCGCCTGCTTCTCCTCGAAGTTCCGCTGGACGCTCTCCACCACGATCTCGCCGATCTCGGCCATAAGCGGGGTGGTGTCCACCAGCCGGGCTAAAAGCTCGCTTATGGAGCGCTTGAAGCGGCTGTCGTCGATCTTGACCTCAACGTATGCTCCGGCCATGTCGCCTCGTTAGGATCGTTAGGTTCGTTAGGTTCGTTAGGATCGTTATTAACGTTCTAAACGCTCTAAACGCTAATAGTTGTCCAAACTCCCGCTCGACCCGTCCGAACTCCTGCCCACGGTGAAGATCCGGTCGTCCTTGACGGTGGTCACGGCCACGCCCTGGTCGGAATCCGCCGCGGGGTCCGGCACGTCGAGTTTCGCCACGCCCTTCGCGACCCTGTCCAGGAACGCTCGCGCCTCCCTGCACCGCTCCTTCCGCGTCTCCGGGAGCGTGTCGTCCCGGCGCGCATAGAGGTTGCAGATAGCGAGATCCACGCTCAATTTCCGGACCAGATTCGGGGTGGTGGAGAAGGGGAGGCTGTACTTCACCGCCAGGTAGGCGTCGATCTCCTCGTCCGCGTCCGCGATGGCGCGCGTGACCACATCCTCGTCCACCGCGCCCGCGCCCGCGTCGTCGGTGAGCTCCACGAGCGTCGCCTCGTCCATCTGCTTCAGGATGTCCGAAAGGGCGGAGTAGGCCATGCGTCACCTCCTCGGGTGGTAGTAGATCCGCACCTGTCCCTTGGCCGCGTTGGTGGCGTTGTCCGTGACGGCGAAGATCAGGTGCCCGTCCACGAACTTGGCCCCGTAGTGGGCCGTGCCCGCCAGGAGAGGCACGATGCTCTCGGCCGCGCTCACACTCCGGTTGGCGCCCTGGGCCGTCAGCATGTCCCGGCCGTCCTTGTCGGTCAAGGTCAGGGTGTAATCGTCCGGGGCCGTTGCGCCCGGAAGGGTCACCACCTCGAAGACCCAGCCGTTGATGGTGAGCGTCACCCCCGCGGCGTCGGAGATCACCGTGGGGGTGATGGCGCCCGCCGCGTCAGCGGTCCAGTCGATGGTGATGCAGGAGACGTCCTGGTTCACCGAGCCGCGGGCGAAGGTCACCACATCGCCGGCGAAAGAGGGTCCTGCCGCAAGCAGCGCGGCCAGGGCCGTGATCAGGAAGAGCTTGACTCGCATGATGCCCTCCTTACAACGGATTGCCGTCGAGGATGTTCCCGTACTGGCCGACCAGGTGCCACTCGGTGGTGGTCATGGCCTCCGCCGTGGCCGTCGAGCCCATGTTCCACACCGCGATCCTGTCGCCCAAAGCGTCGGTCACCTTCATGATTTGATCGGCGGCCCCCGGGTCCACGAAGATGGTGTAACTGCCCACCGTGGCGGCCACCGTGAAATGGAACCCGGCGACGCACACGTCGTCGCCCGCGGTGATGGTCAACGATTTCGCCGCTCCCGTGTTCGTGAACGTCTTGCCGCAATCGGAGAGCGTGAGCGTGTAATCGTCGGTCAGGGCCGTGACCTGCTTTTTGAAGCCCTGCTCGATCGAGCCCGCTCCGCCCTGCAAATTCCCGCGCACGAGCACGTTCATGAAATAGCCGTCGTAATACGTGCTCAGGCCGGGAAGGGGCGCGAAAAGGCCGATCATGCCTGCCACGGCCATCGCGGCCGCAAATAAAAGGACGTGCTTTCTTTTCATTCTTTTCCTCGCTTTCTCGGTTTTGCGGTGGGCCAGTCTGCCGGTTTATCCCCCGTCCGGTCCGGGCGGGGTCCCACAGGGCGTGTTGCTCCCACGGAGGAGGCCGCTCCCTCAGCCTCGAATTGCTGCCGATGGCTCGTGGCGAGAAGTTCCTCGGCGAAATCGTCCGGGTACTCCTTCACCTCGCCGGCGGCGTGCCTGCCGTACGGGGCCACGTCCACGGCCGCACCGGGTCCCAGGTACTTGATTTTCATTTTGAACCTCCGTTTAGAGCGTTTAGATCGTTTAGAGCGTTTTGAGCGTTTAAATCGTTGAGAGCGTTCCTAACGAACCGAACGATCCTAACGCCTAGGTGGCGATGGTGTCGTACCACAAGAATCCGAGATCGCTCCCGGTCTGGACGATGTGCACGTTCTCGGCCACCTCGTAGACGTCCTGATGATGATCGGCCTCCCGCCACGTGGTGGTCCGCCGCGGTGCGCCGTTCTCGTACGCGGCCCTTGCCTGGTACCCGGCCGAGGGCACTTTCAGCCCCGGGGCGGGCGGGCGGTAGAAGAGAAACGCCGAGCCCTTGGTGGCGGTTTTCTCCCAGACGTTGACGGCGGTGAAATCCGTGCCGGCAGCCGCCTCCACGGCCGAGGAGTAGATGGCGTCGCCCGTGAGCACCTCGTCGAGGCCGAAAAGGGCCGCGATGAGGTCCGGAGTGATCACCCCCCGCTGGGTGAACTTGATCCGGTCGAGCACCGAGGACTCCATTTTCACTTCCTTCAAGGTGTTGGCCGACAGGATCAGCACGTTCGGCCGCATGCCCGTGTTGCCGCGGATCGTCTCGATCCTGGTTTCCACGTCCGAAATGAAGGTGTTGCTGGCGCCGGCGGCCCAGAGCCCCTCGACGTCCTCGCCGGCCACCCCGCTCCAGGTGCCCGCCAGGATCATGGCCGCGATGAGCCGTTCTTTTTTGAGATCGATCCGGTCCGCGCAGAACTCCAGCGCGTCCTGGTCCGGCTTCAGCGGCGGCGCGCCCTGCACCGTGGCATACCGGCGGTCCTCGTCGGTCACCTCCTTGGCGAAGGCGTATTCCTTCACCGAGACGTCGATGGTGTCCACCGGGTAGCCGCCGCGAACGGCCCTCGCCCCCGGACCCCGGATCGCCGCCTCGTCCCGGAACCAGGCGCCCTTGAGATACCGGGCGATCTTGGCGTCGGGGGCCACCTTGTCGATGATCGGGAACACCCGGTCCCCGATGTAGTTCTTGTTGCGGTACGCAATCGATACGTTCGATAGCGGCGCCGCAACGAGCAGTTCTCTCACATTCGGTTGAGGCATCTCTTTTTCCTCCTTGTTTCTCGTTGAGAGCGTTTAGATCGTTGAGAGCGTTCCTAACGAACCTAACGTTCCTAACGCGTTTATGCCTTGACGGTGAGGGGCGCGAGCAGCGCGCTGGCGAGCTCGTCCTCGTCCCCGCCGGAAAGAAGCACGCCCACGGGATACTGAGTGGACGCGGCCGCCTGCGCCTTGCCTGCGTCCGCAGCGCCCACGTACTCGCACGCGATGATGGTCCCCGTGGTCAGCGTTCCGGCGAGAACCACCTTGCTCACCCCGCCGCAGCCGATGGGGCGGACCACGGCCGCTTCACCGCTCGCGGGCGCATTCTGCAAAACCCCGAGCGGGATGTCCGTGATCGCGTCGGGCCGGCGCACCTTGCCCGTGGTGGCGTCGAGGATCACGATCCGGTACTGATCACTGGTGAGGGCCTCGCCCGCCTCGAAAGTTAGATCCATGACTTTGTTTTCCCAGGCCATTTTTTTCCTCCTTGATTTTCGTTTAGAGCGTTTAGAGCGTTTAGAGCGTTAATAACGATCCTAACGCTCCTAACGCTCCTAACGCGTTTACGCCCTCATCTCCTGGACGTATTCTTTGGCCAGCTCGGGGTTTTCCGCCTGCGCCTCCAGGAAGGCCGCGCTGTAGGAGAGGTCCTTCCGCTCCCCCATTTTCTTCCTGGTCAGCGCCTCCAGCTTGTCCCCGGCGCTGCCCGCGGCCGCGTCCTTGTTCCGGGTGGCGATCTCCTTGAAGACCACCACCTTGGGGAGCTCGTCGACGAACTTCTTGAACCAGGCCTGGAGGGTCTCCTTCTTGCCCTCGGAAAACTCCAGCTCCTCTTCCCCGTCGAGTTTCAGGGCGAACTCCTTGAGCCCCATTTTGACCCAGGCGGGCAAAACTTTGCCGTCCTTGACCAGAGTATCGCACCAGGCGGAGATCTCCGTTCCTCGTTGAGATTTGGCTCTCTCGCGCTCCTTTTCGGCGAACTCGGCCTCCGCTTTCTTCCGCTCCGCCGCGGCCGCTTCCTCGGCCGCTTTTTTCCTGGCCGCTTCGAGATCCGCCTCGGTGAAGCTCGTCCCCTTCAGCTCGGGGGCGTCGTCGGGGAGGGCCTCGTCGGGCACCTTGCTGATATCCACGCCCATGAAAGAGAGGAAGTTCTTGAATTTCTCCTTGAATCCGCTCATTTTTGCCTCCTTTTCCTTTTGCATGATGCCAAATTTTTTCCTGAATGTATCCAGTCGCGCGTCGATCTTTGCGCGTTCCTCGGGGGTATATTGCTCCTTGTTCCTGGGCCTGCCCCAGTAGCTCGCCGCGGCCCGGGTCTGGTCCGCGTCCGGGCAGGGGTAGCGGTAGTTGACCGGGTCCAGGAACTGCTCGTCCGGCACCGACTCCCACTCGGAGGGCTTGGTCACGTGCCCGCCTTCCTTTACGGCGATCCCGTATTTCTTCGCCCTGGCCCGCTGCGCCTCCTTGTCCTCTTCCGACGCGGCAAACTCGAAAACCATGTGCTCCTCCTCGCTTTCGAATTTCAGGTCCGCCAGGCCCTTGACCGCGGGCGGGGCGGCCCCCAGGAAGCCCACGTGACGGAGCCGGCCGTCCGGGTAAAAGCTGGCCGAGCGTTTCTTGAAGCGTCCCTCCCGCACCATCGCAGCGAACTCGGGCACCACCTGCCTGAATTTCGCCAGCAGTACGGCCGTTCCGTCCCTCACCGCCTTTCTGAGCCCCTCCACCCAGCCGTAGGCGGGCGCGTTCTCCTGCGGGTGGCCGATCACCAGGGGCGGTTCGTGGGTCCTGGGGTCGAAACTCGCCAGGGCCTTTTCGATCAGCTGGTCCCCGTCGTGCTCCCTCCCTTCACTGTCAGTCTGCTTCCCGCCCAGGAAGATCTCCACCCAGTCCTCGAAGCCTTCAAATTTCATCTTCCTCCTCCTCACGCCGCGGCCGTTTAGCCCCCAGTTTGTAGGGCTCGAACCGGATGCCCCGATCGCCGGGATAAGGGTTTCGGTGGTCATGCCGGCCCGAGGCGATCTCGTCCGGGATGCCCTTGGGAAAGGCCTTGCAGGGCCAAACGACCGGATTCTCAAGGCCTTCTTCTTCGGGCTCCAGCAAGATCATGTCCTCTAAATGCTTGCATGCAATGCACTGTGCGCTGATAGACGGAACACCCATTTTCATTCTCCAAGCATACTGTAGATGATTTCCTCCAATTCCGCGGGGAGCGCGCCCTTCTTGTAACTGTGCGAGGTTACCAGGGTAAACGCCTCCGCGATTTCCTCCCTCACGTTGCGCGCCGCGTACCAGCTTATGTTCTCCCTGAACCACCGTATCCGGGCATTCCCGGCCCCGACGAGCTTCGGCACCGTCTGCTGCCACCGGCGGAGGATCTCGTTCGAGGAAAGAACGTGGGCCAGTTCGTGCCGAAAATTATCCTTTATGCGCGTAGGCCCCATGTCAAGGGTAGACTTTGCCCCGTGTTCCTCTTCCCATTCCTTCCAGCGCCTCAATTGCTCCTTCGACGGTTGGTCCGCAACGGTCATGCTGATCTTTCGGCCCCGCTCGCGCACGGTGCCAAGATGAGCGTGTCCCTGAGAGGTCCTGGTGATATAAAGCCTGTGAATGAGTCCGCGTTCGATTGCAGGAAAAAAAATTGTGAGCCTCACCCATTCCTCGCCGATCTCGTTGAGCTTTTCCAGGCGCTCCGCTTTGCTTGCGATCGGCGCTCCCCAGACGCCGCCTCCGGCGTAATCGACGACGCGGACGCCCACGTGCCGCCTGGTCCACTCCTCCGCCTCCCGGAGCGTTTTGGCCGGGACGAATTCCCTTGAAAGCGTCTGCTTGAGGAGCCTTCTCGCCGGTGCCGGATAGCTCTTCAAATCCGGCCTCCAGGCGGCGAGCCCCGCCTTTCCCACGTTGAAGCGCCAGCCCTCGTCCGGCTTTTCCGCGACCCCCCGGGTCTCCTCGATGAGCCCGCGCGCCTTCATCTGGCGCTCGGAGAGGGTCTTCACGTAACACTTGCAGAAAAAGCCGTTGGGCGGATACCACTGGTCCCAGAAGGGATGGTCCTTGTGAAAAACCTTGTCGTGCTGGGCCACGTGGGCGGGCCGGCTCGTGATAAGCCTCATGGATTTATACTGCCAGTAGGGCCGCCGCTCTCCCACCTCCTCCATCTGTTTATACCGCCCCACCGAATAGGCCGCCTGGAGGTTCGTATTGTAGATGTTGTCCAGGCGCCAGCCCGTCAGACGCTTGCGCTTGGTGCCGTCGGGCATGGTGACGACGGCCGCCTCCCCCTTGGGCGCGAACCATCCCTTCGCCTGGAGCTTGGGGCGGAGGCTCTTCTTGAACTCCCCCAGGCTCACCCCCTGGGCGAGGGCCTTGTCCACCTCGCTCCGGATTCCGGCCACCACGTCCATCGCCGTCACCCGGGCCACGGTGAAGGCCCTGGCGTGGGCCTCCTGCCACACGTCCCGCCAGGACCGGGGCGAGAGCTTGAAGCCCTTCTTGCGGAAGTAGGCGATGGCCTCCCCGAAGGGGAGGTTTCCGTAGTGCACCTGGGCCATCACATCTCCCCCTCCGCCGCCGCGTAGCCGGTGAGGCCCGCCGCGAACATGGCGCGGGCGAGCAGTCGCTCGAAGCTTGCCGAATCGAGATTCGGGTAAAGCGCGTAGAGTTTTTCGCCGATCTCCTCGTAGGAGCGGGCGTTCTCGATCCCGCTAAACACGGGCTTGAGGAGCTCCTCCATCGCCTTTTCGCTCAGGCGCGCGCCCTCCTCCGCCAGGCCGTCCATTTCCTCCTGGCCGAAGCGCTCCCGCTCCGCGAATTCCGATTCCCGGGCTCCGCCGCCCCCGGGGGGCAGGGGCGGCGTCACGGTCTCCTCGCCCTCCTCGGGCTCGGGGACCGCGTAGGTCTCGTAGAAGTAGCGCTTCGCCACGGGAAGGCCGATGTCTTTGACCAGGGTCTTGTCGCGCTCCGCGAGCTCTTTGAGGTCCTGCTCCTCCTCCGCGCGAATCCAGATCTTGGGGTACGCGCTCACCCCCGGGAAATTGTAGTCCACGATCCAGGGAACGAGCGTCTTGTTCAGGCACTCGCAAAGCAAATCCGCGTCCGCCTTCAAAATGTCCTGGCGGACGTTTTCCTGGGCCTCCTCGTTCCCCAGGCGCCCCGGCGTGCCTTCGGTGGTCGCCACCTGGCCCAGGACCGCCTTGGAGATCTGCTTGTCCATGTACTCGCAGAGGCTCTCGTAGGTGACCCGCCCCTGGCGGGTGGCCTCCAGAAGCTCGATCGCCATCGTGTCCGGGATCTTCACCCCGGTTTCGTTCTGGATCGCGTCGATGGCGTCGAGGAGCGCCTGCTGCTGGGTCGGGTCGGTTCCCGGCGGGTATTTTCCCACCGCCGTGGGCATGCCGTATTTTTCCAGGAAAACGAGCCAGAACTTGATCCCGTTTTTCTTGAACCACACGGGCCACCACAGCTTCTGTCCGAGCCCCTTGCCGTAAGGATTGTCGCTTGAGCCGTAGGTGAAGACGATGAATTTGCGCCCCGGGACCGGCTCCCCCTCCACCATGTTTTCGGGGGTCAGGAGCCGGAGCTCCCGCTCCGGCGTGAACACGAACCGGCGCGGGTGCTTGACGAGGATCTTGGCCGGCGCCACGGCCTCCCCCCGGACCTCCCACATCACCTCGCCCACGTAAAATCCGTAAAGGATGGCTTGGAGAAGTTCCTGGCGGGCCTGGTCGAAGTTGCAGTCGAGGAGCTTCGCCGCCACGAAATCGGCGATCTTCCGGGCCTGGGTGACGCCGGCGGGCCTTCCCCGGGCAGGCGCATCCTCGGCGGGGAGCACCTCCCACTCCTTTCCGATGACTGCGAGATAGCGCGTCTGGAGCACGGAGCCCGCGTGGGGGTCCCGGTCCACCTCGTCGTAGAGCTTCAAGCCCTTTCCGGCCGACTCGGTCCTGAGCACCGGGTCCGGGTTCTCCATCCGGTTGAGCCATCCGGCGAAGATGTCGATGTCCTTCTTCGCCGTGGCGATCTCGTCTTTTATGGGCCTTCGTGTCGCTTCCTGGTCCTCTGCCATCTCAAGCCCTCAGAAAATTGAAAATGCGCGTGAACTCCCGCTTCCGACCCGTGCCCCGGTGCTCGATCACGCTCGTTTTCACCCCGCCTGCCTGCGTCGCCAGGGCCTTGGCCCAGAAATGGTCCGCGTGGCCCGTGGCGTCGGTCCGCTCCGCGTCGAAGCGGAAGTGCTTGGTCGCGGTGGCGTACTTCTTGACGCTGTGGAGGCTGGTGCGCACCGTGGCGTCGCAGGGGATCGCGGAAAGCCGATCCTCGAAGTTCTGCTTGAGCCCCACCGCCAGGTTCTCCTTGTTCTCCGCCGTGAAGGGGACAACCTCCACCCGATGGCTGCCGAAGAGATCCTGGGCTCCCTCGGCGAGCTGGCCGCCGATGCCGGTTTCGTCGATGCAGGCGCGGCGGAATGCATTCTGAGACAAAATCACGTGGAGGACCTGCTCCTGCACGAAATAGGGGGTCTTGCGGAGTTCGATCACCGCTGCGGTGCGGAGCACTCCGTCGATCTTCTGGTCGAGCCAGATGACCGATAAATCGCGCTTGCGGCCGATGTCCATGCCCACGTAAAGCTCCCCCAGGAATTCTACGTTCCGTAAAACCTGGAGGGGCAGGGGAGGGCGCGCCTTGGTGCGCTTGAACTCCTCGTAGTTGGCCGTCGCCGCTTCGATCAGGGCCTCCACCCATCCGGGCGCCTTCTCGATCCGCTGGTCCTCCACCTGGCTGATCATCTCGTGGGTGAGAAAAGCGCTCACCTCGTCGGACGGGATACAAAGGAACTCCTCGTCCCAGTCCTCCGGATCGAGATTGAGCGCGATCCGCAGATCATCGGGGGTGATTATCTCGCCCTCCTCCCCGCGGAGTTCCAGGCCCATCCGGCAAGCCTGCTCGATATCGACGAAATGCTTGCTCCATCCGCCTCGTTCACCCACGTACTCGTAATCCGGGCCGTTAAAGCGCTGTAGCGTTGGGGCGTTGAAAAAGTGCTCGTAAAACTTGTTGAGCTTGCCCTTGAAGGTGGAGATGATCCTCACCTTGTAGCCCCTCGTCAAACTCGGCGCCATCGCCTTCCAGATCTCGCGGCTGTCGCGGTGGAGGGCGAACTCGTCCAGGAGCAGGTTCGCGCTCCAGCCCCGGGCCGTGTCCGGGTTCGCCGGCAGTCCCAGGATGCGAGATTCATTCGGAAAGCGGATCTCCAGGAGCTTGTAGGCGGTCTTGTCCTCCGCCGTGAATTCGCTCTCCAGCTCCTCGATCGCCTTGCCCGCGGCCCGGGCGTGCGTGGCGGCCTTTTGCATCAGCTCTTTGGACTGCCTCTCGCCTGCGCTCAGGAACACCCAGGGGGTCGTGTGCTCCAGGCAGTCGAGCACTGCTTCCAGCGCGGTGCCGAAAGACTTTCCTCCCTGCCTGGTGATGACGCCGATCTTGAACCGGCTCCTATCCTGCACCCAGTTTCGTTGATAATCCGTGAGCCTGATCGCCGGTTCGATCATAGGAGTCCGTAGACCTCCTCCCGGATCACCCGGAGGGTCTCCGGGTCCAGGTGCTTCTTTTTCGCCGCCTTTTCCACGGCCTTTCCGATCGTGTCGAGGACCGTGGTCTTCACCCGCTCCCGGGCGACGCTCGACATCTGCAATCGCGCGAAGTCCCCCATCAACTTGCCTATATGCTTGACGTCGATTCTGTCGCCCTGCATCGCCTCCTGGAAGACCTCCATCATCACCACGGCGCCGAGCTTGGCCGTGGCCTCCTCGATCTTGAGCGGGTCCTCGCCCGCGGCCTCGATGATGGTTTTCGCCTGCTCGCCCACGAATTTGACTTTCTGTAGCGCGAAGAAATACTTGGCGTAGCGCCCCACCGCGGAGACGCTCGTCTCGTGGCCAGTTTGGGCGAGCCAGTCCGCGATCTCCTGGTAGGTCTTCCGCCCCTCGCCCACTTCCACCAGCATCTCGTTCACACGGGCGAGGACCTCTTTCGGGAAGCTCAAGAGTTTGCTTCTGCCCCGTCTTTTAGACACGGATCATCACTCCTGGGTCCTCGGGGATGTTCCCCTCGGTGAGGTCGATGCCGAGCGGGGTAATGAAGTTCACCCGCCGCTTGACCCGGTTCTTTTCGAACTCCTCCCGGTGGATGTAGCCCTTGCGCTCCAGGTAGAGGAGGTGGCTCTTGACCTCGGAAGGGCTCAAATGGAAGCCCGCTTCGAGAAGCGTCGTCTCGATCACCCGGAAGCTCGCGCCGTAAGGCTGCGCCCGCTCGCAGATCCGCAGAATCCACCCCCTCACTTCGCGGTTTTCTGTAGGCATCCCACCCCTCCTTTAAGCAGCGTCTGGATGTTGTCCGCCAGGTCATCGATCTTCTTGTCGACAGAAATCGACCACCGGATGAAATCCTCTCGAAACAGGTACTTCTCGGGAAGCTCGTTCATCCGGTCCTCCAGCTTCTCGATGGCGGCGTCCTGAGCGGCCTGGCTGTCGCGGAATTGCGCGCGCAGGTCACGCAGGTAAAGCACCCCGAGGGTCAAGAGCGCCGATACCACGCAGCCGAGGAAAATCAGGGCGACCTGGGTGATCATGGCTTGCCTCCCCGGATGGCGTTGATCACGCCCTCAAGGATTCCCGTTTTCTCCTCGCCGGCCACAGCGCGCTTCTCCTTTCCCCTATCCCAGGTGGCGACGCCTAAGATGGCGAGCCAGCCCACCCATACGAGCTCGGGAACGGTCGGCACATTTTTATCCAAATAGGGCAGGAGGAAATAGACCAGGATCACGGCCGCCGGGAAGGAGAAACCGTTCGCCGGTCGCCAGGAATACTGCGGCCAGTGCTCGCTCTGGCTCTCGGTGCGCATGGTGGCGTTGACCTCGCGGATCGCGGTGATCCGCTCTTCCGCGTCGATCTCCGCATGCCGGAGCGCCATCTCCTCCAAGCGTTCCGCGTGGCGCAATTCAAGTTCGCGCAATTTCACCGCGGCTTCGGGATCGGCGGCCATTTTCTGGAGCACGTCCGCGGGATCGTCCGGATCGGCCCCGAAAAGGGATGCCACCAGGGTCCCGATCCCCGCGCCGGCCGGCCCGCCCAGCACCCCTCCCAGGAGAGGCGCCCCGATCTTGGCGATCTTCTTGCCGACTTCCTTCCAGTCCATCCCCCACCTCCAGGATCGTTAGGATCGTTAAGTGCGTTAGGATCGTTATTAACGATCTGAATCATCTAAACGCTCAAAACGCTCTCAACGAATTTCATCCACGAGGCCCCACTCCTTGGCCTGGCGTGCCGAGAACCAGGTGGTCTTTTTCTCCATGCGGCTCCACTGTTCGGCGCTCAGTTTGCTCCGGGCCGCGAGCTTGCCCAGGTAGCGCTCCCGCAAGAGGTCCATGAGCTCGTTCTGACTCTTGATGTCCGAGTGGGTCTCCCTTCCCGGCCACTTCCAGATGCTCGTTTCATGGACCATGAAAATCGTTCCCGGGGCCGCGATCCTCTTGCCGCAAACCGCGAAAATCGGCACTGCGGCGCTCGCCACGATCCCCGAGGCGTAAATGGTGATCTCGAAGCCCTCGCGCTCCGCACGCTCGATCTCGTCGGCAAGGGCGAGGCCCGAGAAAGCGTCTCCGCCGGGCGAGTTCAAAAAAATGCTCACCTTGCGGACCCGGGTTTTTTTCCGGAGCACCGTGAGGTCGTTCCACACGCTCGATACGTCTCCCACCGTGAGGCCGGAGTAGAGCTTCAAAAACGCTTCGTCCCCGCAGAGAAAGGCGTAGCTCGAAAGGTGCCCCTCGTCGTTTTCGACCGTCATGGTGCGGACCAGGCTTTCGCCCACCTTGGCCTTTGCGGCCCCGGCCGGCTCCACCTTGATCACCACCTCGTGCCGGGCCGTCTCGGATACCACCGGAACGGTTTTGCATCCCGGCGCGAACAGTATCGCGAAGAGCATGAGCAGTATCGAGCCTATCAATGCCCAGTGTTTTTTTAGTAACTCCATCATGGTTTTCGTCTCCTTGTCTCGTCGTGGACCTGCAAATGTATGTGGAACCCGCGGCCGACGTTGTGATAGATGGCGCATTTCATTTCGGGCCGCGAGGGATCATAGACCCAATGGTCGTTCACGTCGTTGGCGACCGCATGGGGGTCCTCATAGATGCTCGATCGGACGTCCATGCCTCGGAAGGGAATGGTGGAATGTACGCTCGGGTAGGTTCGGCTTTCGTAGCCGCCGGTGAGCACCGTTTCGGAATAGCGCACGCAGAACCACTTGAGCAGCTCGATCAGCTTGGGGTGGGCCGGATGGATCAGCATGCTCTCCAAAACCTGGTGGTTTTTGATCCGGATCGCCATGATCCGCCTCCCGTATGTTCGGCGGGCGGGGGTGAGGTGGAGAAAAAAGAGAAGTCGCCGCCCCCGCCCTTTCTCGGGGTTACCGGGTGCGGCCCAAAAAAAAGGCCCAGCTCTAGCTATGCTCGCTTGAGCTGGGCCTCCAAGGGCCGTGTTTTCCACGCCGGACCGGGATCCCAGTCTGGCCCTCCAAGGGGCTCTCGGCGTTTAAATTTTCCAATATTTTACATACTGAAAATCGTTTGTCAACCTTTTTTTTATGTACCTTGAGGTAACAAAAATGGCGCCGCACGATGAGCAGGGCAACTCGATGGAAAAATCCTCCGCCGGCGCCGGTCCCTGCCAGTCGAAGAGCCGCTTGCCGCAAACCGGGCAGAAAATCGGAACATCGGGACCCCGCCGGCCGAGTTCGAGTTTAATCAGCTTGTGCTCGGTTATTGGCTTTCGCATCCACCCGATCTCCGATCTTCTTCATCGCCTCGATCACCTGGCGCGCCTTCTCGAATGAGAGGAAATTTTCGTGGTCCACCCGGAATCTTTTCTTGAGAAACCCCCG